GCAGGCGTTGTACGCCGACGAGGCCGACGGCAAGAAACTGAAGCTCGCCGACGCGAACCTCTCGGACGCGGCAGCCGAGGTGGTGGGCATTGCCCTGCACGCCGCCGCCGCCGGCCAGCCGCTCAAGTACGTCGAGCTGGACGAGGACTTCACGCCGGGCGCGACGCTCACCAGCGGCACGACCTACATTCTCAGCGGCACGGCGGGCGCGATTGCGCCCGACGCCGACGCGGTGACGGGCTGGCGCAAGCGCATTCTGTTCGCCGCGAAATCCGCCTCGAAGGCCAACATGGTCTTCGTCAAGGGCGGCACGGTCTAGCCATGACCGAGACCAAGGACACCCGCACGCTGCGGGCCGAAGATCGCATGCGCCGGGCGTGGGCGCAGCTGCTGCGCGAGATGTCGGCTGAGGGGCTGACGCTGCCTCTCGGCGCGGATATTCGCATCCGCGAAGACAACGGCGATCTGACGGCGGAGGCGGTGCTGCTGGAGGGGCGCGAGGTCCCTCCGATCAGCGGCGAGACCGAAGACGCCCCGCCGCGCATTTCGCGCAAGCCGGGGAGCCGGTAGCGCCCGATGGTCACGCCCGCCCCGCCCCGCCCGCTCCGGCTCTCGTATGAGAACGTGGCGCGGATTCTCTACCACCGGCTCGATCTGACCTTCGCCGACGCGCAGCGCACGTTCCTGCGCGACCTGCTGCGCCTGCAAAGCGCGGAGGCGGGACAGGCGGTGCTGGGCCGGCTGGTGGCGGCGGGCGGGGGCGGGTTGACCATGCCTGCGCCGGGCAGCCCGGAATGGAACGCGCTGACGGCCGATCTGCGGGCGCTGGCCGCCGCGCAGCAGGTGGTGTTCAACGCACAGGCGCAGGCGGTCATCCGCTCGGCGGCGGAGGCGGCGGCGCAGGCGGTTCCGCAAGTGGCGGCGCTGGCGGCGGGCGGCGGGGCCTCGGCGCTGCGCGCGGCGTGGAACCAGGTCGATCCGCTAGCGGTGATCTCCGCCATGATCCGGATGCACCAGCCGGCGTTCGAGCAGGCGGTGCGCAATTACGGCAGCCAGTTCGTGAACGCGGCGCAGCAGATTCTCGTGGCCGGGATTGCGTCGGGGCAGAACCCGCGCACGACGGCGCGGCTGCTGCGCCAGATGATCACGACCATGCCCGCGCACGCGGCCACGCGCATGACGCGCACGCTTCAGATGAACGCCTACCGCTCGGCGACGGCGATGCATCAGCGGGCCAACGCGCGGGTGCTCGGCAAGCAAATCCGCATTTGCGCCCTCGACGATAGGACCTGTCTCGCCTGCCTTGCGCTGCACGGCAAGGAGTACCCCATCGGCGAGGAGATCGTGGACCACGCCAGCGGCCGCTGCATTGGCATTGCGATTCCGCGCGGGTCGGAGGTGACGGTGCAAAGCGGGCAGGACTGGTTCGACGGGCTGCCGGAAGTGCGGCAGCGCCAGATCATGGGGCCGGCCAACTGGCGGGCGTGGCAGGCGGGCGCGGTGCGGCTCGATCAGTTCGTCGGCTACCGCACCGATCCGGTGTGGGGCCGGCAGACCGTCCAGCGCAGCCTGTCGGGCATTCTCGGCCCGGCCGCGAACGCCTGGTACACGCGGCCGAGGCGCGGCGGCGGTGGCGGATCGGGGCCGGCGCCGGCGCGCACGCCGATCCTGCGCACGCGGGCGCAGCAGGCGGGCCTGCTTCCCCAATCGCGCTGGGAGGCGGTGCGGCGGGCGGGGAGAGCGATTGCGAGCGGGGTAAACGCCCTCGTGAGCTTCACCAACGGCGAATACCATCAGATGCGCCTCGCGCAGCGGTTTACGTGGGAAGAGCTGGGGCGGATGGGCAAGCAGCACGAGTTTTCGAGCCGGCGCGCCTACACCACCTACCGCAACAAGTCCACGCGCGCCGAGGCGGTGTTGCAGGACCCGTCGCTGCCGACTTTCGACGGGCGCATCCAGCGCAAGCTGTCGCCGCCGAACACGCTGCACATGAGCGATGTCGAGCTGGCGCAATATCTTCAGAGCACGCCGGACGTGCTTCAGATCGGCGCGCCGGTGCGGGTGGGGCAGGCGTTCAGCGAGGGCGTGATCTCGTCCTACAGCCACCAGCCGGACGTGTGGACCGGAAACGTCGTGCTGCACATCCGGCAGAACCGCACCGGCGTGAGCGTCGAGACCATCAGCCGGCATTCGTCGGAGAGAGAGATCGTCATGCCGGCGTCGGCGGTCTTTCGGGTCGAAAGCATCACGCCGGCCAGCCAGCTTCCGCCATCGCACCCAATGGCGGGCCACGTGCATGGCCGGGGCGCGGTCATCATCGAGCTGACCGAGTTTGAATACGTCGAAGACCTGACCGCATCGCTCGCCTCGCGCCAGACGACAGGAGCCTTTATCCAATGACCCCCCTTGACCCGCTGCCCGGCAAGGGCAGCCCCGAAGAACAGGCGCGCTGGCGGGCCGAGCGCCGCGCCAGCGACAGCGAGCTTGCGCCCTTCGGCATGGGCGGCGCGTCTGCCGTGGAAATAACGCTGCGCCGCCAGATCGCCATCGCCCTGCAATGGGCGGCCGATCACGATGAAACCGACCCCGGCCGCGCCGCGAGCGAGCGGGCGCGCGCCGATCAGCTTCGCCAGATTCTTGTGAGTGCAGGGCTGATGCCCTGAAAGGATGGACCATGCCAGACGTACAGACTCCCGAACAGGCGGCCGGCGCGCCGCCCCCCGCCCCGGCCACCCCGCCACCCGCTTCGCCTCCGGCGCAGAAGCCGCCCGACGATGACGAGGACCGCAGCATCACCAGCTTCCCGCCGGCCGCGCAGGAGGTCATCCGCCAGCTGCGCGACGAAAACGCGAAGCACCGGCAGGAGGCGCGCAAACAGAAGGACGCGGCCGAGCGTGCCGAGCGCGACAAGCTGGCGGAGGCGGGTGAGTGGAAGCAGGCGTATGAGCGGGTGACGGCCGAGCTGGAGCCGCTGAAGCTGAAGGCGGATCGGGCGGAGGCGGTCGAGGCGTTCGTGCAGAAAGCGCTCAAGGCGCGCATCGACGCGCTGCCCGAGCAGTACCGGACGCTCGTGCCGAAGTACGACGACCCGCTCAAGACGTTGACATGGCTCGATCAGAGCGCGCCGCTGCTCACCCCGCCGAAAGCGCCGTCGCTCGACGCGGGCGCGCAGGGCAGCGGGCGCAGCAGCGCGCCGCTGACCGCCGACGAGCTGGCGATGGCCCGGCAGATGGGCGTCAGCGAAGAGGCGTTCAAGAAATCGCGGGATGCGAAGCTCGCCCAGCAGCAGAAGTAGCGGGCAGCAGGCGCAGGACACCATAGGCCGGGCGTATCTGCCCGGCCTGTCCTTTTAACCCTTGTCACGACAATCATGCGTATGTCACGACGTTAGCAAAATCTGCCCGATTGCGTTACGATCTGGTCCTGCTGACGTGTCGTGTATTCCTCCTCGTCGCGGCTGCGATGAACTCCTTGACACGACATGTCAACTCCGGGCGACCGCCGGCGTGAGAGTCCCCCTGCTCACGCCGGCGCGCTCCGGCGGGTAGACCCCAAAACCCCATAACTCCTCGGCCTGGCGCCGGCCCCGTGAGCGTTGACCGCTCCGGTCCATCCTTTCGAGTTCCTACGGAGGTGGTCATGGCTGGCGCTTTTGAATTTGCCCAGTCGTACAACGGCGAGAACAGCGTGCCTGCGCTCGCCGAGTTCCCCGTGGCTGCGAGCCAGTCGCTGAAGGCGGGCGACCCGGTGAAGCTGACCAGCGGGCAGGTGGTGAAGGGCGGCGACGGCTTCGGGCGCGCGCTCGGCGTGATGGCGCAGGATGCCGCGTCGCTGGCGGCCGGCACGAAGGTGCTGGTGTACGTCGCGCAGACGAATCAGGTGTGGAAGGCGACCGCGACGGCGGACGCGACCAGCCATGTGCTGGCCGCGCGCACGTATGACCTGAACGCGAGTGTGCAGGTGAACGTGGCGGACACCACGGGCGGCTGCATGCAGATCGTCCGGCTGGGCGCGGCGGTGACGGATGTGTACGTCGCCTTCACGGCCACTGAGTTCTAGGAGGACTGAACGATGGGTACTCCGCTGAACCAGAGCCAGATGTCGGCGTTCACCAATCTCGGCGTGGCACTCAACGCGGTGTTCACGCTCCAGCTTCAGTCGGTGGCGGGCGACAGCCTGCTCAACACGCTGTTCAACGTGCAGACCAGCGGGCGCGCGATGGAGCGCCGGCAGGGTGTGGGCGGCATGGGCGACGTGCCGAAGTTCACCGGCGCGATTGAGTACGACTCGTTCGAGCCGCTCTACCGCACCGACTACACCCACACCGAGTACGCGAAGGGCATCGCCATCGAGCGCCGCCTGATCGATGACGAGGAGTACGGCGTCATCAGCGGGCGGGCGCAGAAGCTCGGCCTGACCTTCGACCGCACCATTGAGAAGCACTCGGTGAGCGTGTTCGCCAACGCTTTCGCGGCGGCCAATCCCGGCGCGGACGGCGTGGCGCTGTGCGCGACCAACCACCCCAGCTCCCCGACCAACGCCACGACCCAGGGCAACAAGGGCACGTCGGCGCTGACGGAGAGCGCGCTGTCGGCGACGCGGCAGCTGATGATGAAGTTCAAGGACGACCGGGGCGAGATCATGAACATCGCGCCGGACACGCTGCTCGTGCCGGTGGAACTGGAAGAGGCCGCGCGCGTGATCGTCGAGAGCGGCCAGCGCAGCGGGACGGCGAACAACGACGCCAACACGAATCGCGGCTACCGCATCGTGGTCAGCCGCTACCTGACGGACGCGAACGACTGGTTCCTGATCGACAGCCGCATGGCGAAGAGCTATCTCAACTGGTTCTGGCGCGTGCGTCCGGAGTTCGAGGAGGACCCGGCCTCGGACTACAACCTCGTGGTCAAGTACCGGGGCTACATGCGCTACTCGTTCGGGTTCGACGCGTGGCAATGGCTGTACGGGCATCAGGTTGCCTAGCCAGGCAACCACTCGCTCAACAGGCGAGTTCCTTTACTGCGGTTGCAAGTCCTGCAAGCAAGGGCAAGGTTGGTCGCGTCGTTCGCACCGCCGCGAGAAAGGGGAATAACGTGGTCAACCTCATACTTGCCGTTCAACTCGCAGCCGCAGTAAGCGCAGCGCCCGTGCTGGCGCTCATACAGCGCGTTAATTTCCGCAGCCGTGTGAGCGCCGCTAGCCTGCTGCTTACGCGCCCGGCGCGCCAAGTCCCAAACGCGGTATTTGTCCCGATTGGCCGGGAAGTAAACCTCACGCTTGTAGGCGCGAATCTTGGAGTTAATGGCGTCTCTGTTCCGTTCGCGGTACTCAGCCGCTTCCCGGTTGAGTTGTTCGCGGTGCGTGGCGCGGCGTTCCCGCCTGTAGGCAAGCGCCCTCTCATGGTTGGCCGTGTACCATTTGCTAGCGCGTTCCTTGGCTGGCTGGGGGTTCTTGGCGTACTCAACCGCACGGCGCGCCTTACGGCAGTCACGGCAGTATGGATTAAAGCCGTCCTTGCGTGCCTTGTCTCGGTTGAAGTATTCGGGCGTGGCAGGAAAGTACTGAAGACAGTCTGCGCAGCGTTTCATAGCACTCATCCGTGTGCTGACATCCAAGAGCGGCGATCAGGCGAGTGGATGTATCTCGCTTTTCGGTGATCAGCCTAGATCGCCACAGCAATTATAGCGCGGATCGCGCGGAAGGGTACTGACGATGGGCGTGACGAACGTGGATGTGCTGGCGGCGAACGCGGTGACGGCAGCGGCCCTGACCGGCGCGCTTCAGCAGCCGGTGGAGCTGGCGTCGGCCAACGGCGCAATCGCCTCGAAGAGCGGCGTCGTGATGATCACGAAGACCGGCGCGCTGGCGGCGATGACCCTCGCCGCTCCGGTGGCGGGCACGGATGACGGCAAGCTGCTGACGGTGGTGGCCGCGACGGCGTTCGCGCACACCGTGACGAACGCCAGCCCCGGCTTCAACAACGCGGGCGCGAGCGGCGACGTGGCGACGTTCGGCGGCGCGATTGGCGACAGCATGCAGGTGGTGGCCTTCAACGGCCGCTGGCACGTGCTGGCCCTGCGCAACGTGACGCTGGCCTAGGCGGCACGCGATGAGCCTCAAGACGGAGCGGATCACGGTGGCGGTGACGGGCAGCGCGGGCAGCGCCGGCGGGACGGCGACCTCGCGCCCGATCATGGGCCTGCTGCTCGCGGTGCATATCGACTATACGAGCCAGCCGGCGACCGCCGACGTGACCGTGGCCAGCGCAGGATCGGTGTATCCGGCCATGCCGCTGCTGACGGTGACGAACAACGCGACCGACGGCTGGTATCTGCCGCGCCGGGCCGCGTGCGACCCGGCCGGCGGCGCGCTGACGGCCTACGAGGTGCAGCCGGTGGCGGACGCGGTGGTCGTGACGGTGGCGCAGGGCGACCCCGGCTCGGTGGTCGCGACGCTCGTGTTCGAGGAGTAGATCGTGACTTTTACCTACGCCGCGTTTGCGACGGATCGGGATCGAGTGCGCTTTCATCTGGGCGATACCGACGCCTCGGCGCCGAAATTCTCCGACGAGGAGATCGACGGGGTGCTGGCGGAGTGCGACGGCAGCTACAAGCGCGCCACCCTCGCCTGCATCCGCAACCTGATTGCACGCCTGAGCCAGCCCGACTTCAAGGCCGACTGGCTGAGCGTGACGAACGGCGCGGCGCTCGCGTCGTGGCGCAGGCTCTACAGCGAGAAAGCGGACGAGTTCGGGCTGGCGGCGGGGCGGGTGACGACGAGCGGCGTGACGCACGTCGTACGCGCCGACAGCGACATGACGGGGTGGGGCGAATGAAGGCGACGATCAGGCTCTCGCGGGTCGATACGCGCCGGCTCCAGCAGCTGATCGGCAGTTTGCCGGGCGCGGTGGATGACGCGCTCAACGCGGCGGCGCACGAGGCGCTCGCGCAGATTCAGTTGTCCTTCAACACCAGCCCCGCCGGCGAGACGTACACCCACGGCAGCATCGAGCACGTCGCGTCCGCGCCCGGCTACCCGCCGAACGTCGATACGGGCACGCTGCGCGCCTCGATGCGGGCGGAGAAGGCCGGTCCGCTCGAATACCAGGTGATGGATGGCGTGGAGTACGGCGTGTATCTGGAACTGGGCACGGAGCGCGTGGCGGCGCGCCCGTTCGTGACGCCGGTGATCGAGGACATGCGCGCGGGCGAGTTGGGCCGGTTCATGAAGCGGTATTTGCAGGAGACAGGGACGTGGTGAGTTCCCTGCTGCGCGACCAGATCAGGCGCGCGACCATGAATTTCCTGACCGACACGGCCACGATCAGCCGCGAGGTGGCGGCGGGCGGCGAGTTCGGCGAGCAGGTGCGCCATTGGGACGTGGTGATGGACGGCGTGCCCTGCCGGCTGATCAAGACGGCATTCGACCGTAACCAGACGGTGGGCGAGGTGGCGAACCGCGAATCGGCCCCCGAGCTGTACTCGATCATCCTGCCGCTCGATGCGGTGACGGTGGAGGCGCAGGACCAGATCGAGGTGGGCGGGCGCGTGTACCGCGTGGTGCAGGTGCAGCGGACGCTGACGGACGCGGCGTTTCAGCGGGTGCAGGCGGTGGCCCGTGACTGAGGTGGCGCTGGCCGCGCTGTTCCGGGCGATTGAGCGCCGCGCGAGCGAGGCGGCGGCTCCGTGGGGGCAGCGGGTGTTTCTCAGCCCCGCACGGAAAGGGACCGCCTACCCCTACCTCGTGTACCAGAAGCAGGCGGGCGGCGAGGCCAACCGCGTACACGCGCGGGATGCGGAGTTCGTGATCGCGATCAAGGTGATCGACGACTCGCTCGCCGGGGCGCTCGGCGGCGCGGCGGTGATCTCGGACCGGTTCAACGACGCGGGGCTGTTCGACCGGCCGGCCGACCCGCTCGACGGCGGCGCGGCGTGGGTCATCCAGACCACGACCGAAGAGACGGCCGTGTTCTACACGGAACAGATCGACGGGCAGACGGTGTATCACTCCGGCGCGCAGTTTCGCGTGCGGATGGAAGCAGCGGGCTAGAGCAGGAGACACAGCATGACTTCGTTCAACGGCAACAACGCCTACATCAAGATCGACTCGGTGGTGGTGAACGCCTACTTCAAGAAGTTCGAGATCACGCCCTCCATCGAGGCGGTGGACGTGACGGCGGGCAGCGGCACGAACCACCGGCAGCGCGCGACGGGCCTCGAAGACACGGCGGCGACGATGACGCTCGTGTACGACAACACCGCGCTCGCGAGCTACATCCAGACGCTCAAGCCCGGCCTGCACACCATCGAGTACGGGCCGGAGAGCAATGTGACCGGCAAGCCGAAGCACATCCAGAAGTTCATCCTGACCGAAGCGCCGCACGGCATCGAGATCGAAAAGAGCGAGGTGCTCTTTCAGCTCTCGTTCACGGCGGCCGAAGCCCCGACCTTCAACATACACGACGGGGCGGTGTGGTAGCGATGGCCGGCAAACTGAAGTTCGACCTGAGCCGGCTGAGCTGGAAGGACTCGAAAGCGCTGTCGGTGCAGCAGATGCGGCTCGCGCAGGCGCAGGCCAGCCGCGACATTGACGGCATCGAAGCGGGATTCGCCGGCATCGAGCGGCAACTGGCGCGGGTGGTGGTGGACGTACCGCGCGACTGGCTGATCGAGGGCGCGCCGGAGCAGATCGACTGGTCCGACCCGGACAGCTTCAACTGGCTCAGAAGCAACCGCATGACGACGCTGCTGGAGGCGTTCGCCGAGGCGCAGAAGCCGGCGGAGGCGTCGGGAAACTGAGCCGCGCCCTGCTGCTGGCGACGAGCATGCCTGAGCAGGTGACGCTCGACGCGGACGAGGCGTACCGCATCAACAGGGCGCGGCTCGCGATCAAGCTGCACAAGCTGCCGCACGAGCTGGACGCCATGCCGCTGCTGGACATGGCCGATCTGGTGGAAGTGATGAAGGCGGATGACAAGCTGGCCGAACTGGAGGCCGCCCGGCAGCGGGCGCAGGCCAAGCGGAGACGGACGTGACGAACGCTTTAGAGGTTGCTTCTCTGTTCGCGACCCTCAGCCTCGATGACCGGCTGACGCCTGCCCTTGACGGGGTGGGGCGGTCGGTGCAGAGCTGGGGCGCGTCGCTGCAGCGGACGGGCGCGAACATTCTCGGCGTGGCCGGCAGTCTGAGCAGCGTCACCGCGCCGATCCAGAGCTTCCTCACCGACGGCGTGAGCGCGGCGGCCGACTTCGAGTCGTCGCTCACCGAGATTCAGGTGCGCGCCGGGCTGACGAGCGACGAGCTGGCGCGGGTGAGCGATTTCGCGCTGCAAATGGGCGCCGACACGATGTTTTCCGGCCAGCAGGCGCTCGATGCGTTTCTTGAGCTGCTCACGAGCGGCTCGACGGTCGAGGAGGCGATTGGCCTGCTGCCCTCCGTGCTCGACGCGGCGGCGGCCTCGGGCGTCGATCTGGGCGTGACGGCCAACGCCATCACCGACATCATGGCCTCGATGAACATTCCCATCGGCGAGGCGGCGAACCTCACCAACGCGCTGGCGCAGGCGTCGGGGGCGACCTCGGCGACGATGGGCGATCTGATGGACTCGATGACGGCGGCCGGCAACGTGGCGGCCCTGTACGGCATCGACTACGACGCGCTGGCGGCTTCGTTCGGCCTGATGGCGGATCGCGGCCTGAAGGGCGCGGAGGCCGGCACGGCGCTGCGCTCGATGCTCAATATGATGTCCAGCCCGGTCGAGGACGTACAGCTCGCGTGGGACGAACTCGGCGTGTCGATGTTCGACGCCGAGGGCAACATGCGCGAGCTGAACACCGTCATGACCGAGGTCGATGCGGCCCTCGACGCGCTGCCGATGCAGGATCAGGTACGGCTCACGCACCGGCTCGCCGGCGCGTACGGCTCGGCGGCCTTCAACGCGCTGCGCGGCGAGAACGCCATCGAGGACATGGAAGCGCGGATGCGCTCGTCGGCGACCGCGACGGAAGTGGCGACCGCGAACATGAACACCTTCAACGGCAAGGTCGATAGCCTCACTGGCAGCATCGAGACGCTGCAAATCGAGGGGCTGGGGCCGATGCTGGACATGTACCTGACGCCGGTGATTGACGACGTGATCGAAATCGTCAACGGCGTCACCGACTGGGTGAAGGCGAATCCCGAGCTGACCTCGCAGATCGTGTTGATCGCGGCCGGGGCGGTGGGGCTGGTGGCCGCGCTCGTGCCGCTCGGCATGGCGTTCGGTGCGATTGGCACGGTGGTGTCGCTGGTGGGCGGCGCGCTCGGCCTGCTGCTGTCGCCGGTGACGCTCGTCATCGCCGGCTTCGCGGGCCTGCTCGCGGCGGGCGGCCAGCTCGAAACGTGGTTCAACAACGTGAAGGGCATTGTCGAGGGCGATTTCGCGACCGGCCTGTCGAAGATCGGCAGCGCGATTGGCGACCTGTTCAGCGGCGACCCGGCGAAGCAGGCGCAGGCGCTGACGGACATCGGCGACGGGCTGGGCCTGAGTGGCACGTCCATCGGCGGCATCGTCACCACCACCTTCGACAGCCTCGTGACGAGCATCGAGACGCTGACGGGCCTCGATCTGCACGGGCCGCTCGAAGACATCGGCAATTTCATCACGACGGTGGCGGGCCTCGCCGATCAGTTCGTCATTCAGCCGATTGTCGAGGGGCTGCGCGGACTGGCCGAGGGCGCGCAGAGCTTCATGAGCACGCTGGTGGATGAGGTCGATCCGGCGGCGGTGCAGAGCATCATCGACTTCCTCGGCCAGCTCGGCACGGCGCTCGCGGGACTGGTGGGCGGGCTGATCGCTATCGGCGGCGAGCTGATCGGCGAGACGCTCGGGGCCATCGGCGACGCGCTGCCGGGGCTGGCGAGCGGCATCGCCGACATCATCAACACGGTCGGCGGGCTGCTGAACGGCTCCATCGACCCGGCGCAGGCGCTCTCGGATATTGGCGCGGCGATTGGGAACATTGGCACGAGCCTGCTGAGTATCCCGGTGGGCGCGGCCGACGGGCTGATTGAAAGCCTGAACGCGCTCGATGGCGAAGGCGGGATTGACCTGCCGACGCTGACCGGGATGTTTGAAACGCTGAAGACGAACATCATTCAGCCGGTCATTGATACGTTCGTGGATTTCCGCGACACGCTCGCCGGCGCATGGGCGCTGATTGAACCGCTGCTGCAACCGCTGGTGGACTGGTTCAATACGACGTTTGCCGGGCTGACAGCAGAAGACGGGGCGGTCAGCGGCGTGCATACGGCGTTTGAGTCATTCGTAACGTTCCTGCAAGGGATTTGGACGAGCGTAGAGCCGTTCGTTACGTCACTCAGTAACGGTATCCAAGGCGCGCTGCAACCAATTGCCGACCTCATCGCTACGATTAACACAGGGCTGGCGAGCTTGCGCGGCATGGGCGAACTGGCGGGGCAAGCGCGGGAGGTGGCGGCGGCAAGCGGGCTGAGCGATGACGAACTCTGGCAATACGTACTGAACGCGGCGGGCGGGAATGACCTTGCGGCGAGGATTGCGTTCGCGCAACTACAGGGCCAGCGCGCGGATGGCGGGCCGGTGGCTGCGGGCAGACCGTATCTGGTCGGCGAGGAAGGGCCGGAGCTGTTCGTGCCGCGCGGCAG